TCAATAGACTTCAAAGAGCAAAGTTAGATAGCGACCTCGATACCTTAAAAAAAGATAAATGGTTATATTATACAGGTAAGATGACCAAACAAGATATGGATTCAAGAGGGTGGGCATATGACCCCTTTAATGGTGGAATCAAACCATTAAAGTCTGAGCTAGCATTTTATTATGATTCGGATGAAGATATCGTTAAAGTAAAACAAAAAATAGAATATCAAAAAACTATCGGTAACTTACTTGAAGAAATAATGAACAATCTTCGCTGGAGACATACACACGTTAAAAATATTATAGATTGGAAGAAGTTTGTTTCAGGTACATAAAAAAGATGAAGTATCTTTAAAGGTACTATCTGATGATTCAGGAGCATTAAGAGAATTATCGGAACACTTCACATTTTTTGCTGAAGGCTATAAATTTATGCCTGCTTATCGTAATAAAGTTTGGGACGGAAAGATTCGCTTATTTAATATGAGAGACCAAACTCTTCCTTATGGTTTACTTGAACAATTAATAAGATTTTCAGAAGAAAGAAATTATCAAGTTGAATTACCTTCTGAAATTGCATCTGAAAAAATAGTAACAGATTGCAATGAATTTATAGATGATTTACCACTTACTGTAGGTGGTGAGGAAATCGAACCAAGAGACTATCAGATAGATGCTGTCAATCACGCTCTACATAATCAAAGGTCAGTATTGATATCCCCAACGGGTTCTGGTAAGTCTCTTATTATTTACATTATTATGAGATGGTTTCTTGAAAACTCAGAAAAAAAGTGTCTTATTATTGTACCTACTACATCTTTGGTTGAACAGATGTATAAAGACTTTATCGATTATTCAAAAAATGACAAATGGTTTGACGAAGAGTCTATGCATAGGATTTATTCAGGTAAAGAAAAAATTAATATAGACCAAAGAGTAATTATATCAACTTGGCAATCTGTTTATAAACTTTCACCATCTTGGTTTGATGATTTTGAAATGATAGTTGGAGATGAGGCCCACAATTTTAAAGCTAAGTCTTTAACCACTATAATGAATAAATTAAAGTTGGCTTGGTTAAGAATAGGAACTACTGGAACTCTGGATGGGTCAGAAGTTCACGAATTAGTTTTAGAGGGATGCTTTGGGCCGGTTTATAAAGTAACTACAACTAAAGCTCTAATGGATTCAGACACTTTAGCTAAAATGAAGATTGAAGCTTTGGTTATTAAATATAGTGATGAAGTAAGAAAAGGATTTGGTAAAAAGAAATATCAAGAAGAAATAGACTTTTTAGTTTCTCACGAAAAAAGAAATAAGTTTATTCAAAATCTTGCACTTGACCAAAAAGGAAACACATTAGTGCTATATAATTATGTGGTCAAACATGGAAAACCCCTATATAAAGATATAGCAAATAAAGCTAAAGGGAGAAAAGTTTTCTTCGTTGCTGGTGAAGTGAATGCAGATGAGCGTGAAAGAATAAGAGAGCTCACTGAAAAAGAAAATAATGCAATTATTGTAGCAAGTGTAGGAACCTTTTCTACAGGTATAAATATAAGAAATCTACATAATATAATCTTTGCCTCACCGACAAAGTCTCAAATAAGAGTTCTTCAATCGATAGGCAGAGGGTTGAGAAAAGCAGACAATAACCAAATGACAACTATCTATGATATAGCTGACGATATCTCGTGGAAAACGAGAAAAAATTATACTCTTAATCACGCGATTGATAGAGTTAAGTTATATGCTAAAGAAAAGTTTCATTTCCAAACACACGAGGTACCACTATGAGCATATTCACAAATAAAGCAGAAGCCACCGTGTTTACATATCATCTGGTTGACGGAAGTTATATAATGGCAGAGGAGGTAGACTACGATTTTGAAGATAATATAATTTTTGTAATTAACCCAGTAAAAATTGAACAAGCACAAGGGAAATATCAATTGGTCAATTGGTGTATTACAGACCCGTCTCAACCTGTGCAATTAAAAGATGATATGATTATCTCAAGTTCAATAGCACCGACTGCATTAAAGCATAATTACTTTCAATTTAATATGCTACACATTATGTCTAATACATTGCCCAATACTGAGTTTAATGAAATCGTTAACTTATTATTTTCCGCGTTTGATTCTAAAGATACTTCAGAATCCGCTAAACCTTCTGAACCTTCTGAATTAAATAAAAGATACGGGTTTGATTTTAACGAATCATATAAAATAAAGAAAGAAAAGAAGAACCCTTGGGATAGATACTAAAGAACTCGCGTTCTTTGGTTTGGTACTAAACTATTATACAGGAATTGTCAAATGATGTAAAGAGAAAAATTAAAAAAAAGCATATTTTTTTATTGATTAAATTTACATTATGTGATATATTATATACACTATGAAACAAAAACAAAAAAGAGTGAAGAGAGCTAAAGAACACTATGTTAATAATAAAGAATTTTCTCAAGCTGTCGTAGATTACGTTAACTCTGCAAATGATGCAAGAGATAAAGGAGAATCAGAACCAACTATACCAAATTATATTGGTGAATGTTTCTTAAAAATCTCTGAAGGTCTTTCTCATAAACCAAACTTCATTTCATATACTTATAGAGAAGAAATGGTAATGGATGCGGTTGAAAATTGTATTAAGGCAATTATGAATTATGATATTACTAAAGCTACACGAACAGGATTACCTAATGCTTTTGCGTACTTTACACAAATATCATACTTTGCCTTTTTACGTCGTATAGCAAAAGAGAAAAGACAACAAGACATTAAAGAGTTATACATTGATTATGCAGGAGCTGAAGCCTTTATGAATACCGCAGAATATTCAGACTCAGACTCTATTGTCGAAAGAATAAGACACAAGTCTGCGGCTATTAGAGATAGAGATAATAAAATAAAAGAGTTCGGTAAAAAAATAAAGAATAAAGCAAAGAAAAAAGTGACTGGTCAATTAGACCAATTTTTAGAGAATTAATATATTATGCAGATAGCGATTATTAATGATACCCATTGTGGTGTCAAGAACGGTAGCGATGTGTTCTTAAAGAATGCAGAACAGTTTTATACAAATGTTTTCTTTCCATATTTGGAAAAACATAACATCAAAACAATTATTCACTTAGGTGATTACTTTGAACATAGAAAGTATGTAAACTTTAAAGCTCTTAATCAGAATAAAAAAATGTTTTTGGATGTACTTCGTGAAAGAGGGATACACATGTCTATCATTCCTGGCAATCACGATGTTTATTATAAAAATACAAATGAACTAAACTCTTTACAAGAACTTCTTTCTCAAAATAGTTTTTCGGTTTCTATTTATGAAGACCCAGTTGATTTACCTTTTGGTGATATGACAATTGGTATGGTACCATGGATATGCCCTGAAAATGAAGACAAATGTTTAGACTTTTTAGAACATAGTAAGTCAAATATTATTATGGGTCACTTCGAGCTAGGTGGATTTCAATATATGGCTAATGCTAATATTAAGTCACATGGTATGGATAAGAGTAAACTAAAAAGATTTGAAGCAGTTTATTCTGGTCACTATCACACTAAGTCAACACAAGACAATGTAACTTATCTTGGTACACAATTAGAGTTGACATGGAATGATGCAGGAGACCCTAAACACTTTCATATCTTTGATACTAATACCCGTGAAATGACTCCAGTGAGAAATCCTTATACTTTATTTGAAAGAATTACTTATGATGAAGAAAACCCTATTCAGCTAAGAGAAAATCTAATTGCTGGCAAGTATATTAAGATTATAGTTATTTCAAAAAAGAATCTTTTTGAGTTTGACAAATTTTTAGAAAAAGTATATAATTTTAATCCTCACGAGGTAAAGATAATAGAGACCTTCGAAGAGTATGCAGGTGATTCTGTAGATGATGAAAAAATTTCAACTGCCAATACACAAACATTATTAAATGAATATGTAGATGCAACTGAAACAAATTTAGATAATGATAAACTTAAAAAGATGCTACAAGAATTATATGTAGAAGCTCAGGCCCATGATAGTATTTAAAAAATTAACCTATAAGAATTTTCTTTCTACAGGTGACCAAGAAACAACAATCTATTTAAATAAAGATAAAGCTACATTGGTAGTTGGACATAATGGTTCTGGTAAATCAACAATGCTTGATGCATTATCTTTTGCGTTGTTTGGTAAAGCACATAGAGCAATCAGTAAAGGACAATTGGTTAATTCTATTAATAATAAAAAGTTATTAGCCACTATTGAATTTTCTGTTGGGTCTAATGAATATAAAATTATTCGTGGAGCAAAGCCAAATATCTTTGAAATCTATCAGAATGGTAAACTTTTAAATCAAGAGTCGCACGCGAGAGATTATCAAAAGTTATTAGAAACAAACGTTCTTAAGTTAAACCATAAATCATTTCACCAAGTGGTTGTTCTTGGTTCATCTAACTTTATTCCTTTTATGCAATTACCAACCTATCAAAGACGATTGGTGGTTGAAGAATTACTTGATATTAATGTGTTTAGTAAAATGAATGTTATTCTCAAAGAAAAGTTTAATGTTCTTAAAAGTGAAATAAAAGAAACTGAACACCAAATCGAAATACTTGAAGAAAAAATTACTTTAACGAATAAACATTTATCAGAGCTTACATCTTTAGATGACGATAAAAAGAATCAACTTAAAAGTGATATTGAATCTTTGCAAGAAGAAATAAAAACTCTAGTTGAAAAACAGAAACAACTTCAAGAAGATATGAATAAACCTGGCCCTGATAGAGTAGAGTTAGATCGTCTTAGTGAAAAAAGAAAAAAGTTAGTTTCTCTTGGTGGTCAGATAAAAGGAAAAATTCAAAACAATAAAAGTCAGAAAAAGTTTTTTGAAATACATACATCTTGTCCAACATGCAAACAGGAAATGTCTCAAGAAATGAGAGCTTCTTCTATTAGTGAACTTGATGAAAAGATAAAAGAAACTGAAGAAGGTATTGGTGAACTTGATGCTGAAATCGAAAAGGTAGAAGAAAAGCATAAAAAGGTATCAGACTTTTTATATGAGATTCAACAAAAAGCAAGTGACTTAACAAGAGTTACTGGTAATATTACTTCTACACAATCTAGAGTTACAACTTTACAAGAAAGACTTGATACTCCATCTGCTGATACAACAAAAACAAAATCAGAATTAAGTGAGCTAGAAAATAATTTACAAGATGAGCAAACAACCAAATTAAATCAGACTGAAGAAAAAGCATACTTTGATGCATTATATGAATTACTAAGAGATACCGGAATTAAAACAAAGATTATCAAAGAGTATCTACCAGTAATGAATAATCTAATTAATAAACATTTACAAACTTTAGACTTTTTTGTTTCATTCAATCTCGACGAGAATTTTGTTGAGACTATCAAATCAAGATATCGCGATGAATTTACATATCCGTCTTTTTCAGAAGGTGAGAAACAAAGAATTGATTTGGCATTACTATTCAGCTGGCGACAAATTGCTAAGATGAAAAACTCTGCTAATACAAATCTTCTAATGTTGGACGAAACATTTGATTCTTCACTTGATGCAGATGGTGTGGATAATCTATTGAAGATATTATATACACTAGACGAGGGAACTAATACATTTATTATATCCCATAAGCAAGACCTACTCGATGGCAAATTTCCGGCAAAAATCGAGTTCGAAAAGCAAAATAATTTCAGTAAAATTAAAAAAAATTAGTGACAATATGTCACAGTTTAGTGTAAACCCCTGCGGTATATGGCTTTAAGGGTAAAAAATAAAATGCATTTGCAGTGCGATTGTTCTTTACATTGGGTTATTAGTCTTGTAATATAGTAGTAGAAAATGAGGTTAGACAATATGACAGATGAATTATTGATTAAAAAAGAGAGTCGGTCAGCTCTTGGTAAATTATTGGCCAAAGAGAATATTACCGTCAATCACGGAAATTTTAGGACAGCTTATTTCGACATTAAGAATCGGGTACTTGGTTTACCAGATTGGTCAGATAAGTCTAAGTCAGTTTATGACATGCTCCTCGGTCACGAAGTAGGGCATGCTCTTTATACTCCTGAGTGGGACGAAGATTTTAGAGCGAAGTACAAACACTTCGATATCATCAACATTTTAGAAGACATTCGTATTGAACGCAAGATTCAAGAAACATACGCAGGTCTTCCTCGTTATTTCAAAGAAGGTTACACTGAGTTATGGAACGACGGATTTTTCGAAGTTGACAAAGACCCCGCTGAACTCCAGTTCCTTGACCGATTAAATCTTCATGCCAAAGTTGGCTCGATTGTCGATGTTCCTTTAAATGATGAAGAAACTGAGATTTACAACAAAGCATACAATGCAGAATCTTTCGAAGACATCTTGGCTCTTTATGACGAAGTTCTTGAACGTTCCAAAAACGAAAAGAAAGAATTAGAAGAAGATGAGTCCGGTAACGAACAAATGTCAAAGCCAGATGACTCTGGTGAGATTGACCCTTCAATGGGTGGCTCAAGTATGGACGACGACAATGACGATTTCAAAGATGACGGAACAGAATCACATTCAGCCAAATCAGAAAATTCAGATTCGTCCGACGAGGGTGAGACATCAACAGGAGTTACTGATGAAGACCTTCAAGAGGCAATGGAAAAGATGGCCGAAGAGTTGGCTAAAAATTCTGGTAATGACGACTCCGACGAAGATGGCGACGACTCTGATGCATCAGGTGATGACTCTTCAATGGGTGGACAATCAACCGATGTCTTCAAGAGTTTGACTCAAGAAAAATTTGATAGCTCTCTTGAGAAAGACGCAAGTGAGTCATTCGATGGCCACAATGTGATATATCCGACTAGGAAAGATATTTTCAAAAAAGAGTTTCACGACTACAAGACAGTTCTTGCTCGAAGAAAAGAACATATTGCGAATTTAGAAAAAAATCACGATTACCACAATTGGAGTGAGACCAAATCTAATTTTACTGATGATTACATCAAGTTCAAAAAGACTTCCAAGAAAAAAGTTGGTATTCTTGTGAGAGAGTTTGAACAAAGAAAGGCTGCATGGCAATATGCTCGAGCTCAAGAATCAAGGACTGGTTCAATCGATGTGACTAAACTTCACAAGTACAAGTATGACGATCAAATCTTTGCTTCGATTACAACTCTTGCCGATGCCAAGTCTCACGGAATGATTTTCGTCGTTGACTATTCTGGTTCGATGGCTACAGTATTAAGTGGGGTTCTTCTTCAAATATTGAATCTTACAGAGTTCTGTGACAAGGTCGGAGTTCCTTATCAAGTTATTTCTTTCACTTCAAAAAATTGTTATCGTGACGAAAAAGATTATGAGTTATTTCATGGTGAGGTTGATATGAGTGATGTTCAACTCAATGAGATTCTTTCAAGTAAGATGAAAAAGATTGAAAAGGCTGAAGCCCGAGAGTTCTTATTTGCTCAAGCAAAAAGTTCAAGTGGTTATTCCTATGGCGCATGGTTCATTCCTAACGAAGAAGGTTTAGGGGGTACACCTCTTGATACGACTCTTGCAAATATGGGACACATCATTAAAGATTTCAGAAAAAACCACAGAGTTCAAAAACTCAATGTGATTACTTTGACCGACGGAGATTCACATAGCATTGGATATGGCGGAAGATATGGTGACCATCGCGGGTCTGGCATGGCCATCGAGTTAGATGGTAAGATTTACAAAGTAAAAGGAAATTATAATTCAACAATAGCTCTCAACAAGATTGTCGGTCAACACTATGGAGTTAATATGATTGGTTTCTTTCTTCCTGAGTCAAAACATGCGGCAAAGAATCAATTCGCTAAAGTTTATCGTGAGAACGGAGGTTACTACGAAGCCTGGGAAAATGCTAAGAAAGACCAAAAAGTTTGGAACAAGGAAAAACATTTAGAGATGAAAGATGCTCTTGGTTACTCCACATACTACGTACTCCACACCGATGTTGACATAAAAGAAGAAGATGAGTTCTTCGCCGATATTCAAGATAAGTCAGGTAAGAGTATGGCCGAGTCAAAGAACTCTCAAAACAAGTTGGCCAGAGAATTTGCGAAACACAATTCGAGTTCCAAAAACGTACGAATCCTAATGAGAAAATTCGCTGAGACAATCGGATAACACCAGAATGCACGAGAACACAATTTACATGAATAGCCAAATAGATAAGATTAGAGGAATATTACGAGATGCATATAGGGCATTCTCGAGGCTGAAAAAAAATGCATTTTATGGTGCGATTGTTCTTTACATCGGGCAAACTATCCATTAATATATACATATAAACAATTGAGGAATAATTAAAAAAAGGTTAAGTTATGAATAATATTGAACGAACAATGAAAATCAAGTCCAACGCTAAAATGTTGGCATCCGAGATGGGTTCAGGTGAACACTCTCGTAAATCAATCATCGCTAAGGCTAAAGAACTTGGCATGAAAGATTCAGAAGGCTACAACGTAGTCTACAAGGCAATGACTCCCGGTTCGAAACGAGGGTACTTCTCTTTTGATTCGGTACCGACTGAAGCTCCGGTTTCAGAAATGCCTGCCACTGCGATGGCAAATGCCACAACCGTCAACTACCACTCAGTCAAGTCGGTAACTGACGATGAGATTTATGTCCCAGCTAAAGTACCAGAGTACATCAAGTGGGGCGAGTATAACACCATCAAAAAGGTGGTAAAGTCCAAGATGTTTTACCCCATTTATATTTCCGGCCCTAGTGGAAATGGTAAGACTATGATGGTCGAACAAGTCTGCGCTGATACAGGACGTCAATATGTCCGAGCTCAGATATCACCTGAAACTGATGAAGACGATTTGATTGGTGGTTTCCGATTAATCAACGGAGAGACCATTTTCCAAAAAGGCCCAGTTATCAAGGCCATGGAAAAAGGTGCCATTCTTCTGATTGACGAGATTGACCGAGCCACTAACAAGATAATGTGTTTACAAGGAGTACTTGAGGGCAACCCAGTTCTTCTTAAAAAGACTGGCGAAGTTATCACTCCTGCCGAAGGTTTCAATGTGATTGCCACTGCGAATACCAAGGGTCGAGGTTCAGATGACGGACGTTATTCTGCGGCTTCAATAATTGACGATGCGTTTCTTGAAAGATTCGTGGCGGCGATTGACCAACCTTTCCCTGCTCCAAACATTGAGGAAAAGATTGTATTGGCTCACATGATGAAATTTGATTCAGTCGACGAAGATTTCCTAAAGAAATTGGTCGCATGGTCAAACGTTATTCGTAAGACTTTCGAAGCGGACGGAGTTGACGAGGTAATCTCAACAAGACGACTCTGCCACATTACGAAGACTTTTAAAATCTTCGGCGATCGTATGAAGAGCATTGCTCTTTGCATCAGTCGATTCGACGAAGAAACCAAGGAAGCGTTCCTTGACCTCTACTCCAAAGTTGACGAGAATGTTAACTACGGAGATGAGTCCACAACAGATGAAGATGAGAGAATCGCAGAAGCAGCTTCTCTCTACGAAAAAGAAATGGGAAACTCCTAATGAATTTTGCGAAAGCAATAACCTAACCTAACCTCAATAAAAATCCTCGTTCCCATACGGGAACGGGGTACTTTTTATATAAATAAATAAAGGAAAATTATAGTATGCAATTAAGTGAACAAACAATTGAAGTTTTGAAGAACTTCGCAAACGTCAATCCGAACTTAGTCGTTTCGGCCGGGTCTAATCTAAAGACAATTAGTGAAGCAAAGAATATCATGGCTTCTGCTGATGTAGCTGAAACATTTGATAATGGGTTTGGTATATATGACTTAAATGAGTTTCTATCAGCATTGAATCTGATTGACTCACCAACTCTAGAGTTTACCGATAATGCGGTAAAAATTAAGAATGATTCATCTTCCGTTGAATATCGATTTGCTAATATTGAGATATTAACTCAACCAGCCAAATCAGTAACAATGCCAGATGTAGATGTATCTTTAAAAATATCAGCAGATGATATTTCACAAATCAAACGAGCAGCTGGAGCATTAGGACATCCAGTACTTTCTCTTTCGGTTGTAGATAATAGTGTAGTCGCAAAAGTATGTGACCCAAACAATCCAACAGCTAATACTTGGAGTAAAATTATCCCAACAGACCGAATTGATGATTGGGCAGTATTTGATTATCAATTTTTAATTTCTAACTTGAAGTTATTGCCAGGTGATTACGAAGTAAACATCTCTAACAAATTAATTTCAAGTTGGAAGAATCCAATAGTTGAATATTGGATAGCGCTAGAAAAAACATCAACCATAGGATAACCTTATTATGGCAGAACAAGAAACAACATATAACGCTGATGCCGCCGCCGAAAATGGTAAAGGCCCAGCACCAGAAATAAACCTAGGTGACTTCTCAGTAATGGTAGCTATTATTGATACCGTTAGTAAGAGAGGTGGCTTTGAAGGTCAAGAGCTCCAAGATGTTGGAACTCTTCGAACTCGATTGGTTAATTTTATCAACTATCATCAACCACAAGATGATGCTGGTAATCCAATCGACGGACCAGAAGTTTCTGCTTCTGAATCAGAACCAGAAACTCTGAATATTGACGAAGCGGAAGAACTTGTTGAAAGTTAGTACGCTTAGACTCCCTGTGGGGCGAAGGGTGACCAGGCTCCAATTTTTTAAAGTGAGATTTATATTATGAATAATTTTTTATGGGTCGAAAAGTATCGACCAAAGACAATTGAAACATGTGTATTACCACCAGGTTTGAAAAAAATCTTTTCAAAGATTGTCGAGCAAGGTGAAATACCAAACATGATTTTAAGTGGTACTTCTGGTTTAGGAAAGACCACTATTGCTCGAGCCTTATGTAATGAGCTCGACCTTGATGTTCTACAAATCAATGCATCAGAAGAAAGTGGTATTGATACCTTACGTTCAAAGATAAAACAGTTTGCGTCTTCTGTATCATTGCATAGTGGAAAACATAAAGTAGTATTATTAGATGAAGCAGACTACTTGAATGCACAATCAACTCAACCAGCATTAAGAGCTTTTATTGAAGAATTTAGTTCTAGTTGTAGATTTATTCTTACATGTAATTTTAAGAATCGAATTATTGAACCCTTACATTCAAGGTGTTCTGTTATTGAATTTAATACTGATAAAACAGAATTAGCAAAACTCTGTTTAGAATTTCTTTCTCGATTGGAAACTATACTTCAAGATGAAAAGATAAGCTATAATAAAAAAGTTATAGCTGAACTTATTATGAAGTATGCGCCTGATTGGCGAAGAGTTTTAAATGAATGTCAAAAGTTTTCAACAACAGGTGAATTGGAGAGTAATGTTTTAGTCTCTCTTAATAATAAAAAAATCACAGAACTTGCATCTTATATTAAAGATAAAAACTTTCGTGAAATGAGAAAGTGGATTGGTGTAAATAGTGATATCGATTCTTCTGTTATTATTCGTGGAATATATGACTCTATGTATGAACATATAGAGCCAGCATCGATTCCGCAGGCGGTGATTATTCTTGCAGAATATCAATATAAAGCAGCCTTTGTGGCTGATAAAGAATTAAACATGGTAGCATGTCTAACAGAACTTATGGGGAGCACAACATGGAAGTAGCACAATATTTAATAGTTAAATTAGGACAAATGGGTCAAGTAGTAATTGGCGCCGTTTGTGTATGGGCAATATGTCATCTTATTTGGTATACAGTAAATAAATGATATTAAAGGTTATAGTATGGAGAGTTCTTTCAATTATTATTTGTATACTTATGGCCAGACTCTGGTTTGGTGATTGGCATGCGACATGGTTCGGACTTTTTATATCTATATTAATGACAATAATACACTATATATTTGAGGAGCTATGGGAAAGGAAATAACACCAATGTTAAAATTTTTTGGTGTAGGATTATCAAGAACAGGAACTGTAACTTTAACAAAAACGTTAAGTGAAGCAGGCCTAAAGGTATTTCATTGGCCAACTAGAACTCAAGTTTTTGAAGAACAATGGAACGGATTAACTGATATATCGATTATACCACATATAGATAGGTTTAAAAAAATCTGGCCAGATGCAAAATGGATTTGTACTTATAGAGAAAAAGAAGAATGGCTAAATAGAATTGGAACATATATCACAGGAAAAGATAAACAATTTGATGTAGGAGAAACTACTTTAAAAATTAGAAAAAGTGTTTATGGTTCAGAAAGATTTGATTATAAAATATGGGGTGATAGTTTTGATAAACATCACGAAAAATTAAAAAAGTTTGACAATATATTATTTCTAAATATCATTGCAGGAGATAAACCAAAACTATTATTTGATTTTTTAGAATTAGAAAACCCACCACAAGAATTTAAAAAATATAATGCAAAAAAATATGGGTAAAAAAAAGACACTGAATAAATGGTCTACTTATGTCGAGAAAGTTCGAAAAAACAGAGAAGGCCTAATGGGTTCTAAAACTCGTGTGCATCCAGATCGTCGAGCAAAAATAAAAGCCAAAATAAATAAACAGGAAATAGATGACTCCATTTGATTATTTAAATTCTATTAATACCACAAAAGAAAATCTTGATACATCTGATTATGTACCTTTTATGGTTAATCGTGGTCTGTCTTATTATAAAGATACAACACTTCTTGCTAATGAGATAAATATGTATCCAGCTACAGACCATCAACTTCAGTTTGATTTTTTTAGACATGCTATAAAAAAAGGTAAAAGATTTAGTAAGTGGCATAAAGCGGCTAAAGCAACACAAGACATTGAAGTAATACAAAAGTCATACAATTATTCTCGCGAAAAGGCTGAGCAAGTAAAAGACATTTTAACAAAAGAGCAATTAAAGGAGTTACATACAATATGGAATATAAAATCTTAGTTGTATTATCTAATATATTTTTTGTTGCTGCTGGGTGGTATCTTGGGAGAGATGCAGGACGTAGACAAGCAATTGAAGCTATGGATGAAATATTAGGAAAAGTAGCAGATGATGTTAATGCTGGTCGTAGCCTTGATTGGTTAAACAGTGAAGACCGAGATATTTATAAATAATATTTTGAGTTGAATAATGAATACAAATGATGACATCATAAAATGGGAACCTGGCGATATGCTAGAGGTTTCTTTAAGAGAACCTGACGACTTTTTAAAAATAAAAGAAACTCTTACTAGAATAGGAGTATCTTCTAAAAGAGATGAAAATACTCTTTTTCAATCATGTCACATTCTTCACAAACAAGGTCGATATTTTATAGTGCATTTTAAAGAACTTTTTCTTCTAGATGGTAAACCATCAAACTTAACAGAAAACGATATTGAAAGAAGAAATACTATTACAGACCTTTTAAGTGATTGGGGATTACTTGATATTATTGATGAAAATAAAATCAAAGGAAAGTTTGCACCACTTAAACAAATTAAAATTATTTCTCACAAAGAAAAAAGAAATTGGAATTTAGAGTCTAAATACTCTATTGGAAATATAAAGAAAGCATAATATGGAAAACCTATTAAAACTAACAAAAAAGAAATTAGAAGAGCTAGGTCGTGAAAAAGGCATAGAATTAGACCGACGTAAATCAAAAGTAGCTTTAGTTGAAGAACTAGAAGATTATCTATGTAAGTGTGGAAAAACAGAAGATGAAAATGGATTCTGTGATGGTTCACACGCCAAGTCAAAAGTTCAAGAAGAAACTGAAGTGATATATAAGTATGTTCCGGCAACTGATGGTCATTCAAACGCTTATAATTATCAATACATTTTGAATACTGAATTCGAAACTGAAGGCGCAGCAAAGGAAGCAACTTTTCAATATGGTGGTAAAGTTGTTCCTAAAAAGCCAAAGTTTGTGGTAGTTAAGTAATGGCTCAAGCATCAGCTCAACACATCTTGGTGTCGACTAAAGAAATGTGTAATCAATTAATCGAAAAGATTAAGACTGGAACACCTCTTCAAGTATTAGCACCAGAATATTCTCAATGCGCAAGTGGCGCTAGAGGTGGAGATTTAGGAACCTTTGGCCCCGGCCAGATGGTACCAGAATTTGATAAAGTTATTTGGTCAGCTCCTATAAATGAAGTTCAAGGACCAATTAAAACTGACTTTGGATATCACTTAATCGTGGTTACCAATAGAACATAAACATAAACACAGAAAGACACACACAATGAGTGAAACAAAAAACCCGTATGAAATCCGCCTTGATATTTTAAACATGGCAAAAGACCTATTAGTCGAGGACTGGAATACAAAGAACTATGCATTACAAGAAAGCTATAATGCAAAAACACAACGTGCAATGGAAACTGAATCCGAGCTTCCAGCTCCTTACGTACCATTGCCTTTTCCTACTGAAGAAGATATAATTTCTAAAGCTCGCCAACTTAATGAGTTTGTGAGTAATGGTTAGAGTATAAATAGCAGTTGTTACAACTGTAACAGAATTACTAATTCAAAATAAAATATTATGGAAATATTAGCATACATAAGTACCCTGTTCGCTTTAGGCGGAATATTCTCCTCGCTTCTTCTTTATAGTAATCCTTATTATAAAAACAAAATAAGTAAAGCTATGAATGGATTAAATGTAGCATACGAGGTTGCTTTACAAAAAGCTGAACAGATTGAAATATCAAAACATAAATGGCTTGAATCTGAAAAAGCTGGCCATGATATTGGAATAGAATTGGCTCAACAATCTTGGGAAAAATATCATGCCAAAGATTGGCGCGCAAGTAAGAGAAAAGCTGCTTAATTGGAAAATAAACTGCAGCCCATTTTTTTCGGAAAATGGGTTGCTTTGTCTTATAAATAAATTATGATGGTGCTCATGGTGAGGCCATCAATATAACAATAACTCGCATAAAGATTGGAGAAAAGTATGACACTTAATTCTATACTGGCGCAATTTGACGCCATTCATAATCACCCTGGTTTTCTAGGGTTTGACCCGTTCCTCGAAAGAGTAACAACTAACTTACAACATTCACAGGATAGTTATCCACCACATAATGTTGTATACGATAAAAACGAAGATGACGAAGAATCTTATATCGTTGAGCTTGCTTTAGCAGGTTATAAAGAAGAAGATATCAAAGTAAAAGTTGAAGACGATCAATTATATATTGAAGGTAGTGGTGGTAAAGATGAACGAAACTATCATGCAAAAGGAATTGCCCAACGTAAGTTTCGTAAATCATTCACACTCGGTGAATATTTGGTAGTACGTAAAGCTGAGTTTGAAAATGGATTACTTAGTGTTCACATTGATAAGGTAATACCAGAAGATAAGAAACCACGCACTATTCAAATTAATCCGCTAAAAAAAGATGAAAAAAAGTCTTTACTAAATGAATAAAATTTGATATAGTATTTACTATGAAATAATTAAGAAATAATTTAAGATATATGTGACTGAACAACCCCTGCTTATAGGTGGGTAAAGTATCGGAGCTTGATGGTGACGACCAAGTGGAGATAGCCATACAGAGTAAACCGAGTTCGCAGGATAAAACTACTATAAGGTTAGCTGCAAGGCGTTGCAGCTCAGGCGATGTGGGTAAAGAGTAAATCCCGCTATATATCTAGGAAGCTTCGAGAGGTCGCTCCTCTCAAAACTTCTGAATTAATTTCTTCCGGCCCGTTCGTCCATTCGGAAACGTGGGTTGCAGGAGGAACTACCAACAAGGAATACTCCTGGTCACGAGATTAAACTGACCAACTATTTTTATTGACATTAGCACCCACTTGGTGTACTATATTATATTATGAGCAATGAGTTTTATACATCAGTCGAAAGATACGGAAACCGATTACTATATCGTGGATATGACCAAGAATGTAAGAGGGTTCAGAAACGAGTCCCGTATAAACCAACATTATATCTAGAATCTAAAAAGCCAGTTACAGATTGGCATTCTATTGACGGACAAAATGTTGAGCCACTTCAACTGAGTTCTATGTCAGAATACAAAGACTTTGTTAAGACACATGGTGGTGTTGCCAAAATATATGGAAACAAAAAACATATTCCTGCTTTTATTCAGCATGTGTTTCCTAATGAAATTAAATTTAATCGTGAATTGATTGATGTTTGGTCTTTTGATATTGAGACCGAATATGGTTATGGATTTCCTAACCCAGACAATCCTATAGT